ACAAATGGAGGTTGCGAAACAAGTATAAAAAAGAGCTTGTTATTCTTACATCTGTTTGTGTTGCAGCGCCTTTTGTTATTGGAGCTGCTAGTCTTTGTTTGAGCGGAGCTAAATTTCTTGAAAGTCAAAGTGACTTTGTTAAGTCATCCGGAAATTACACTGAAGATAATTATAAGTCAAAACTATCAGAAGTTGAGAAGAAGTCTAAAGCTGGTTTTCCCCGGCCTAAAACAAAATTAGACACTGACAAAGATTATGACGAAATCAAAACTTTTATTCCTAGGTATATCTCAGATAAAAGAAACTATAATGAACCTATTCAGGTTTTCAATAGTATTAAGAAAAACAGAAGATACGCTGTAATTTGGGACAGTTCAGGCAATACCACAAGTACTGTTCTCTTAGGAATATTTGGTGATTGGGCTTTAGTTAATTATCATGCCCTTGTCAAAGGTATCAAAATAGAGGTATCCATTGATAAAAATATGGCTACTTCTAGTTTTGATATGCTTATAACTGACAATGATTATATCAAGTTACCAAGTGACGTTGCGCTCATTAAGTTGAGGAGATGTACTTTTAGGGATATTAGATTTGCTTTTTGTACTGATTTGCTTAAATTAAATGTAGATTTTGAAATGATCAATTGGAACACTGGTGAACTAAACAATACTCTTATCAGAAGTAATCAAGGTAAGATGGTTGGATCTAAAGGTAATAAACCACATAAATTTTTTCTACCAACTTATCTTAAATATCCAGGTGTTTTCGTTGGTGGTGAGTGTGGTAATCCCGTCATTGCTAAAGTTAATAATCAAGTTTTTCTAGTTGGTATTCATACAGCTGGAGACGAAGCTTATGGTTATGCCACTACTTTTTCCAGTGACCTACTTAAGAGTATACCAGTTGAAGCTGGTTTTAATATTTATAGTGAGGGACCCATTCGTATGCCTCAAAGTCAATCTCTAGGTCCTATTTCACCTGGTTCACCTTTTTATTATGAAGGGACTTTTGGTCTTAAGGT